CCGTGCCAAAGATGGCTGCATCCCGAAGGGCGAGGCGGAATACCTGGTGAGCATCCATCTGGTTCAGCAGTCCGAAGATGAACTGGTTCGCCTGTTCGGCCTTGGTGCGCTGTGAGAGTGCGCCACCCGTGGTGAGAAACTTCGGGATGATTTTGTTCTTCGATAGCTTGTTCACAACAGTATCAACGCAGCTTTTAACCACGTTCAAGGTGATTCGATTGGGCCTCGATGCAAAGACGCCAGATGAGGGCATGCCGCCAAAGGCAGAGTCCTGATTGCCTGCCAGGATGTATTGAGCGATGGAAAGCGCTTGTGTTTCCCGGTTGGAATAGAGGCGAAGGTTGCGAAGGTTCGCCGCCTGAATGCCTGCGTTGGTCTGATCCCACTGCCGCATGAGGCCATGCACTGCAAGAGCTGCTTCAGTGCTGTTGTCTGGCAGATCCCACCACACGTTTTGAGGTGCCAGCTCGTTTACTGTCATCATTCCCATGACTCACCTCACATTGAAGAGCCAAACATAAGTCGTTCGTTAATCTCGCTTTGCAGCTTGATCTCGTCTTCTTTGCGAAGCTCTGTGGGCTTGGCAAACTCCGGGTAAGCGATGGTCTGGACAAACCTAACCTTTACGTCCCTTGCCTCGAAGCACTCCACTCCCAACGCCTTCATTTGCTCGGTCAACTGTACTATTTCCTGCGGTGTCATCAGCAACTCCTTCGTTTTCGATTTCAAACCAAGGCACATTATACATCGAAATCATCACGACACGCTTGGTTTCTTTGCATTCGACGCGCCAACAGTTTAGCGGCCCGTCCCATGCGATGTTGTATTTGTCAGGTGTGAAGCTAGACACATAGTTCTGCCCTACCTTTGCAGCCTGATATGCCTGCAGGTGCTTTACGCGCATCACGTTCTCCCGATTAGAAAGAATGGATTATAGATCGCCCGGTGCTTGCATGCGAGAAGGCCTGTCAGTTTCCCACCCTCGCAGCAGTATTGAATCAGTCCGGGATTCTCACCGAAAGACTCACGCAGGAGCGATGAGAACACGCCAAGGCGGCGAAAGGGTTCCTTCACATATGCATACACGATGCAGGGTGCCGGCTCAGTGAGACCACAGAACCACCCGACAAGCGATTCCTCGCCGTCCATATCGACCGATGCCATGGTGATGCAGGGGAGCAGCTTCGGGATGATGCGAACGAGGTCAGATGCAGCAAGCCCCGTCAGGTGTGCAGAATGCAGCCATGAATTATGGATGAAGTTGATGTGCTCAGATGTAGCTTTCCTGAAATCGATGTTCATCGAAATAACTCACCCCATGGGTCTGTTTGGGTTTCCTGTTGTGCTCTTGTTGCCTGTTCGACTTGCTTGATCATATCGCGTTCTTCACGGGCAATCCATGCAGCGGAGCCGATAGCAAGGGGCTCGGGACGTTCAACAGATAAATAGTGTCTAACATAACGCATGGAATATAAACAACTGTCCGTTTTATCATTTGGAAGTGATGGATCTTCCTTGCGCCTATCATCATAGGTCAGAGTCTGAAACTGGTGTTCAAGTTCCTCGCATCCTGGGAGCGTGAACACTCGGCCATCGATGAAGTCACCGTTCAGTGTGGCAATGAAGGACATCTTGTCGGTCTTCTCTGCAGCGCGAACCGGGAGACCGTAGCGCTGGCGAAACTCTTCTGTGATGCTTTTGCCGAGGCCACCCGTGTCGCACACGATAGCCTCAAGGTCATACTGTGCATGCACGCCCTGCACGATCTCTGCAATGCGAGAAGGGATGAGCCCTGAAATGCCCCAACAGCGCATGATGTAGGCGTTCGGGCAGGTGGCAGAATAGGCCACGAGGGCAAACGCAGTCTGATCGTGCCATCCATAGTCGAGACCGAGGACGTAGTTCCAGTCGTGACCAGCGGGGAGTTCGGTGGCTTTGTTCTTTAGAGGATTCCATCTGTAAACCAGGGCATCGAGGTCAAGACACCACTCGCCGAGGTATTGCCTGCGGTAGGTGGGATTGTCTTCTGTCCAACCCTTGCGTTTTTTCAGCTTCTCAAGCCAATCACGGGCGTGTGGGAGGTGCGGGTTATCGAAGAGACTCCACTTATGCCGTGAGAAAGAACTATGGGGGCTGGCAATCGCGTTGTAGAAATAGCCGTTCGGGATCGGCCCAGGCGTGCCTAAGAGCCACAGGTCGCCGCTCAAGTCGAGTAGTGCAGGCGAGAGTACATCGTCGATAAGGTATTCAACGTGTGAGCCGAAGGACTGTGCCTCATCGATGATGACTCTTTTCCACTTATTGCCGAGAAGCCTATCGATGAGGCCCGGTGAGTCGGCACCGATGAGCCAGATGCGAGAATTGTTCGCAGTCTCGACGCAAAGCTTGGAGTTCTTGAGCTCAATTTTGTTGCCGAGAAGTGCTTTCATCTCATGAAACTTCGGCCACATAATCTTTTCAGAACTCTGCCGGGTCAAGCCCAGGTAAAGCACATCGCAGTTGTCATGCGAGAAAGCGGCCTCTAGGCATCCTGCAGTTGCAACGTGGGACTTCCCTGCGCGTCGGGTGCAGCATGCTGCCTTCCACTCTGATGTGTCATCGAGAAACGCCCGCTGTGCATCGAAGAGCTGTGCCGTGATGCGATACTTCGGATCACGCAGTTTGAGGATGCGGGCAGCGAGGTCTTGGATGGTCATTTTCCATTCCAATACAGCTTCTCTTGCTTGACTTTGTTTGACTCACCCGACTGCGTGAGCAGGCATCGCTTATCCACGGTGTACACTAGCTTGAAACGAGGATCTGCAACGTCATATTCGGATATGAACACGGGAAACTCTCTTGAGGACGCCCAATCGAAGAAATCTTTATGTGAGAATGAGTTGCCGTATTCTGCAGTTCCTTTGTACGGGATATCACAATAGACCACAGAATTAGGCTCAATGATCACATCTCGATAGTCGCCAGAGGTGATGTGCAACTGCTGCAACTGCTGCAACCGCTGCAACTGCTGCAACCGCTGCAACTGCTCCAACTGCTGCAACCGCTGCAACTGCTGCAACCGCTCCAACTGCTCCAACTGCTGCAACTGCTGCAACCGCTCCAACTCTTGAAACGGTCGATGCGCCGCAAGGCTCTGTCTCTGCTTATCAGAGAGGTATTGATGCAATACCTTCGGGAGTTTCGTCTTGCGGTAGTGCTCAATCAATTGTCGCACATAGTATCGACGTTGCTTGATTGTCTTGGCAATAGCGGGCCACTTGCTGAACCTGAGCACTTCGGATGCCAGTGCGTCGAACTCATCGAACACAACAGCCATGTGCATGCTGCGCTTGCATGGCTCAATCTCCTCTGAGAAGAGATAGTCATCTCCGTTGTTCCCAAAGCTCCAACATGAGCACACATAACCATCGGTGTACTTCTTGGCATGGAACTCTTCGCGAGAAACCCACGGTGGCTTGAACACGTCATAGGAGAACTCGCCCGCTATGGCACGCTTGAGCGTTTCAGCTATGTGTGCCTTCAGTTCATTGTAGTGAAAATGAGAATACTTCTTAGCCTTGTTCAATGCCATGTAGTGCGCCATTGCACCACCACCGCCGAACAGATCATAGAAGTGTTCAGCCTTGGGAAAGTTCATGGCGAGGCTGGCAGCGATGTTAGACTTGCTGCCCATATAGGGAATCCCATATTCGCTCATGACGACTTCACCTTGAATCCCTTGCCGTTCAGCTCCCGGAAAAGGCTCTCTTGCTGCTCTTCGTTTTGCAGAGTCACAGTCAAGATGAACTTGCGTTCCTTCTCAGAGTCCTCATCCTCATCAGGGAGATTCGGTGTAAACTCGATACCGGCAAGGATGGCCTCGCACTCCTGCTCTGAGAAACCAGTAAGCAGGGCATCAAAGTTCTCATCCTTCAGCTCTGCAATCTCGATTCGGAGAAGGTCATCGTCCCAACCTGCGTTCAATCCTATGCGGTTATCCGCCAAAATATATGCCCGCTTCTGAGTCTCTGTGAGGTGCTCAACGCGAATGCATGGCACGTTGGCTAGCTTTAGCTTCTGCGCTGCAAGCACACGTCCATGGCCCGCAATGATGCCATTGTCTGCGTCGGCAATGACGGGGCTTATGAATCCGAACTCCCGAATGGACGCGGCGATCTGAGACACCTGCTCAGGACTGTGAGTGCGTGCGTTGCGGGCATACGGAATCAGTGCCTCGATAGGCACCAACTCATACCGTCCCACGCCCGATAATGCTTTGGAGTTCTTCATCTGTCATCCTCGTAAGTCTCTCAATTGTGGCTTCGGGAGTCACGTCAATGATGGGTGACTCGGTGTGTGTTTCCTTCTGCGATATCTCGACCTGCTTAACTTCAGCAAAGAGTGCCGGGAATATCCGTTCAAGATATGCAAGGGCAGCACGCCAATCTCTCTCGGCACCTTGTCGGATGCGAGAGATCCACCACAGCAGGTTTTGTGCCTGGGCCTTGTTTACCTGGGCCGCAAGGTTCTCATCGTCCTGCATCCACTTGCGAAGGGCACTGCGCTGCACGTTTGCCAGCAAGCAGGCGTAGTCGATTGGGAGACCTGCCCGGATAGCCCTGCAGATCTCTTCGATGACTCCCTCGACGTCGCTTTGCTCAACCGCTTTGACGCCTCGGGCGACGGGTCCACGACACGGGGCACGGTCGGGACGTTTCATGTGTGCGACCTTGACTGCCTCGTCGAATAGGCCATCGGACCGACGCCACATGTAAACGGTTCGTTCTGTGATTCCGACCGCCACGACGGCTTTGTGCATGGAGATACCCGTGCCGAGTTCCTGCAGTATCTGTTGCTTGAATGCTTGTATCTGTTCTGGTGTGTACGCCATACCTAGTATAGTATCACACTATACTTCTTGATACCACTCTATGATATTATCTAGACATAACAAGGACATAGACATGTCGCTGCGTGATAAGCTGATTGCATCTGCCCAGACTCAGGGCGAGTGGCTCACTTCATCTGCTCGAGTTTCCAAGACCGCCATCGACGGCAAAGCCTCCCCGCTCCCTCATCCATGGCGCAAGAAAGTCCCCGGCCTTTTGGAAGCTCAAATCATGCGAGAGGTGCGCTCAGTGCTCGCGAGAAGCGGTTGCTGGTATCGACGCATCGAAGGCGGTGGAAAGCTGCTCCACAGCGGGTCTGTGGCAGTCATGGCCAAGAGTGAGATGGTTGGCATGCCGGACTGGATTGCGTGTCAGTCTGGGAGGCTGTTGGGCATTGAAGTGAAAGCACCTGGGGGCAAGGTCAGTGCCTCGCAGGTTGCAACACTCTCGGCGATGCAGATTGCCGGGGCCCGGGTGTGCATCTGCGTGTCGGCTTCGGCACTGATGGACTGGGTTCACGGGTGGTACTTGGGTCAGGAGACCGTGGAAGGGATTCTCGTCGTGGGATAAAAAAACGGCCCTGGTCAGGAGCCGTCTCTGTGAAGCGAAGACCTGCAGTATACCGATGTATCCCGGAAGGTGCAAGCACCCCGCCTTGGGAAGCTATGGCGTTCTCAGCTCATAGTCCTGGTGATCTCGTAGCGCACCTTGGCATCAGCACCCTTGGGCTCCCTATCCCAACCCCGGCTTAGGACATAGCTGCAGTCAACATCCTCCCAGAATAGGGGCTTGCCTTCCCTCTTATCTGCCATGGTCTGCAGAACCTCGATGGGAAACCAGAAATTAGAGCAGATGAAAGTCCCGTCAGTCGATTTCAGGCATGGCATGGTCAGTCCTCCTTTGTTGGCGGTGCCAAGTGAACGATGGCCAGCTTTGGATATCTGCCATTCTCGGCCCACAGTGGGTTGCCGCTTGGCGCTTTGACGATGATCTTGTCTCGCGTAAAGAGTTCTTCCAGAACACCATCCAAGTCCGCAGTGCTGATTCGCAATGACCTAGCCATGGATGCCCTATCCCTATATCCCCCCGCCCTCCTGAGGGAATCTATGACGCGCCGAGCGGTATCGGAGATGGTGCGATCGCGAGTCGGTGTGCGCAGGACGATGCGTTTGAGGGCGCTTACCCTTTGATCCTTCTCCCACCTTGGACGCTTTGCCTCAACGATAACGTAGCCCCATGGCCCAACGGCGGCATCGAGGTCAACCTGCGCAGCAGCAAACAGATCCGCGCTGGTATGGGGCAGCAGGTCGAATTCTGTATCTGCGATGGTGCCCCAATGACGGTAAGCCCCATCGACACCTCGCAGGATCTCTCCATCGGCCGTTATTTTGAATTCTCTTTTCACTCCATACCTCCGGTTGCTATGATTTAGAGCAACGGACTGGTAGCAGGATCTGGGAGGGCTGAAAAGTGGAAAAAACGGGATTTGGAAAATGTTCACACGGGTTCACATGAGATCACATCGGTATGTGATTCGTAAGTATGTAATATATATATATAATATATATAAGATCACAAAGATCACATAGTCCTATAGGAGGATCGCCTTTTTTCTCTCCCCCCACCAGGGAGAGTGTGATCTTTGTGATCTTTGGTTCTTTCTCGTTTCATTCTCCCGGCTTGGCGATCACAATGGCATGTGATCTCATGTGAACCCGTGTGAACATTTTCCGGGGCAAAAACAGAAACCCGTGGACTTGCCACGGGTTATCTCTCACAGAGTACTTTGAGCTGGCTTGAGAGTCAAATGTCCACCGAGAGGTCCAGATGGACGGTTGAGTGATTCGGGTAGCTACCGTTCTTTGGCTCAGCAGGAGTACCGCTTGGGCCCTTCACTACGACTTGGCCTCGAACCGACAGGTCTGCAAGAATCTCGTCCATGGCTCTCCTGCCGAGTCTAAGACCACGAGCCAGCTCTTGCCTGCTCCGCTTCCCGCCGGCGCGTTTGAGAGCCTCTATGACGCGCATGCGCTCACGCTCTTGAGCGGAGTCTGTGATCCAGTCTTTGGCAATCTTGGCGAGGGTCTCACCCTGCAGGGAAGCGATGTCACAACCCCAAGCCATGTCATCAACACTGATCTCAGTTCGGCCACAGCCGAGGGCATGGAGTGAGGCAATCCGCATGGCATTCTGTGGGATTCGGTCTCGGATCGATCCCTCGGCTGAATCAGGGTCTTGCTGAAAAGCGATTTCCCACGTGCGGTCATGCAGATGGTAGTCGTGAGAGGCTTCCTCGCTCATGGACAGTCGAATCTTTGCATCGGTCTGGGCGATGTGAACCGTGGCCTTACCTTCCTGGAAAGCTTTCAGAGCATCTCGAAATGCAGGGATGCCACCCGTTGCACCAGTCTCGGTGTAACCAGCATAGAAAATCGATCTAAGTTTCCCGATCGGTTCGGGGTCTAGTGGATTGCGACGTCTGAACTGTCTGTCGGATGGAATGCCGCTACTCCAAAGAAGAAGACGGCTCAAAAAGCCACCGCCGGAATTGCTGCCGGTGATCACTTCTTTGAAACGCCCAGGCGTGCCAAAACCGATGAACGTCAGCTTGGGGTTCAACACTTCCGGGACGGTTTCACGTTTCAATGCCTGACCGGGCAGCACGTCGAGGCCGTTCGATATCGTCTTAATATCGTCGAGCAATCCACTGACATATGTGTTGTCTGTGTTGGTTAACTTGTACAGTAAATCTTGTACCTCATCGGCAATCCATATCCGAGAGTTCCAGCAGTATAACTCACCACGCAGACCCAGCGTGGATCCTGGGTTGGTGAGGATGAGACGCGAATCGACCTGTCGCAGTGTATCTTGCACGCAGCGAAGGTAATGGTCTTTGCCAGCGGCAGCAGGCATCAGACAGAGCTGTGTAAGACTCAAAGCACGCCCTTGAGGGGTGAGATAGGTGCCTTGTGCGCAGGTCGATATGATTGCCAATGCGGTAGCTATTCCAAGTTCTTCGTATTCTCTGACGCTGTTATCGATGGACCAATCTATAAGAGATCGCACCAATCCAGAGCTTCTTTCTCTCAGGCTTCGGGCATCTCCCTGCATGGCATTTTCTCCATCGCTTCCATGATGATGGGATTCTCCGTGATACAGAACAGTTTCTTTGCGTTTACTATGCCCGTAGGATTGAATGGTTTCAGAATCCCTTTCTGAATCCAGAGATAAATAGTCCATCGGGAAACACCAAACAACGCCATAACGTCTCTGGTATTTAGATACGCCGGTATTGGCGTCGGTTTCTTTGCCATAACTTTCTCCTGGGTGATTCTTGCACACAATTTATAGTTGTGTTAGATAAGTGTCAAGCAACCCGTACCAATATTTCTGCATCAAGAAGGAGCTATCGTGACGAATGCTATACAAGTACGCGAAATGGACTCGAAGGCTATAGACATTCTGAAGCAGACAATCGCAAAGGGTGCCACTAACGAAGAGTTGCAACTCTTCATCCATCAGTGCAACCGAACCGGATTAGACCCGCTGGCACGGCAGATCTACGCTATTAAAAGGTGGAACAGCAAAGAGGGACGCGAAGAGATGGCGATGCAAGTTAGCATTGATGGTTTTCGTCTGGTTGCTGAGAGAACGGGCAAATACCGTGGGCAGCTTGGACCATTCTGGTGCGGCCCTGATGGTGCTTGGAAAGAGGTCTGGTTGGATTCCAAGCCACCTGCTGCAGCGAAGGTAGGCATCAAGCGTTCGGACTTCGATGAGCCTCTTTGGGCGGTGGCGCGGTTCGATGCCTATGCTCAGAAGGCAAAAGATGGTAGGTTAACCAAGTTCTGGGCACAGATGCCGGACTTAATGATCTCGAAAGTTGCCGAGTCGCTAGCCCTAAGAAAAAGTTTTCCCCAGGAACTTTCTGGCCTCTACACGTCCGAAGAGATGGACCAAGCCGAAGAAGCACCCGCAACACCCGTTCAAAAGCCTGCAGCAGCACCGAAGTCACACGCTGCATCTGTGCAGGCAATGACCGGAATCCCTGCACCACAGCCCGCTTCTGACGCTATTGATGTGCCGAACCTCGATGCTCACTTCAACCGCCAGAATCCCGACCATATGAAACTGCTCTCTGAGTGGGCTTTAGAAGCTGCATGCTCTGCAGATTGGAAGCGGCAACACGCTGGTGCATTGCTTGATCGTCTGAACGGTAAACCGTTGGATAAGGGACTTATCTTCGGCGTGTGCGATAGCTACCTCAAAAGCCTCACGGAGATTGCCAATGCGCCATGACACCCTATGCGATTTTCTTGAAGTGCTTCGGGGCTTCAGCTCTCACGATATCGGCGCCCTGGAGCTCACAAAGCGCAGCGGCAAAGATGAACGCTTCTGCAGGCAACTGCTGATTCAGTCCGGGGCATCGAAGATGAGGATCGGGCAGGCGTACTATTACAAAGTTTCGGAGATCATCGATTACATCGAGAACTCGATTCAAAGCGGGAAGTGCGACTTTCGCAAGCCACCCGTAAAGAAGGCGAAGACACTGCCAGGACCCAGCGTGGAGACGGCACGGCAGAATGGTGTCCAGTTCTGCAAAGACCTCAAGGCGAGGGGCACACTCACGTTCACGTCCTCACAGCTTTCGGGAACAACGGGACTCTCGCGTGATGCCCTTGCAAAGCTCCTGCTTGTCGTGACTCGTGAGATGAAGGCCACGACACTGTTCTATTCCGTCGAGAGCTTCTTGGCCCTGTATGCACGTCCTGGCGAGCTTTCTCCTGATGTGTGCAAAGTGTGTGGCTCATTGCCTGAGCCTGTTGAGCTTATGAGCGTTTCGGGAGTTCGTTGCAGCAACCTCGCATGCAAGCAGCACTTGAGAGCGTTTCTCACGAATGACTGGGTGAGGTATGGAAGCAAAAAGCAGGGGGAAACATGCAAGCCCCAAGGTTAACCTTCAAAGAATCCCTTGACCTCGCCCTTACTTATTGCAAAGAACTGCAGGCTAAGGGGGTCTCGACCTTCATTCCCGGCCAGATGGCGAAGGACACAGGCATCAGAGAATCTGCCATGGGCATCATCTTGCAGGGGATCGCGAAGGTCAGGATTCATAACGTGGTGCTGTGCAATGTCGATTCACTTCTCAGAAAGTACCGCTGATATGAAGAGACTTCCTTACACAGTTGAAATCCACTTCTCAAGCCATCCTAGGCCTGTGCCGAACGGATGGACACTTCAAGAGACTCTCTTTGGCAGATTCGCGCAGTGGTCTCGCGAGAGCACTGAGACCTGCCAAAAGAAGTACCGCATCACAGTCGAAGAAGTGGAGGACGAAGAGCCGTGAAATTCTTTCTCTTTTACGCCGAGTGGTGTGGGCCTAGCGTGAGTCTCTATTGCACTATCAAATGTGACTTCTCCGAAGTTCCCGTCGAGTGTATCGAGATTGAGACACACCCGGATCTGGCCAAAGCAAACCGGGTGCATGCCACACCGACACTGCTTAGAATCGGCATCGATGGCAAAGAGAAGAGACTCGTGGGCAATCAGGCCCGCGAGACACTGCAATCTTTCTTTGGAATGAGGAACGCATGATTATCACTGAGCCTGGGTTCTACAAGACGCGCAACGGACAGAAGGCCGAAGTTAAATATTTTACTTCTGATAGTATTTATCCGCTAAATGGTCTCATCGGGGATCGGGGAGAGACGTGGACCATAGATGGATTTCGACTTCGCAGAGATACCGATTCAGATGACATCATCGCAAAGTGGGAGGACGAGCCTGTGAAACCTGAGATTACTTTAGGATATTGGAAGCGCAGAGATGGCCAAAAGACTCGCGTCCTCTGCACCGACGCGGTTGGAGACAGGCCGGTTATCTGCGCACATGCCTATGCGGATGCGACCAGGGTTCACTTCAACTACGCGACCGGCAGGCACCACTTGGAAAAATATCCAGATAGCGACTTCGACCTCATCGAACCCTGGACAGAGCCCAAGAAAACGCGAGTCGTGCGCTATGCGCCTGCTGCTTTCAGGGGAGCTAACGGTCGTCCGAGATCGACCATGGAAGCATTCATCTCCGAAGAACAGGCGAAGGAAGTATGCAAGGAAATTTTCATAAAGTGGCCATATAACGAGTCATCGTGGATAGAAATCGAAGAGGATGTTGCCGATGAATGACTTTATAATGAGAGTTTGGTTGGATGAGCCGGATTTTTGCGGCGAGTGCCCCGGACTCGACAACATAAGCGAAGAGCAGC